CATGCGCAGTTCTTCGAAAGCCATATCAGCCTCGCTGGATCTTGATGGTCAGGAAGGACGGGTTCGAAGTGTCGAACCACAGTGCCGGCGCATCGGTCTCAGGGGAGCTGGCCTGCACGTAGCTTTCGGCGCGCTTGGCGAGGTCGGATTCCAGCGCGCCGCCTGCATCGGCGATTGCCTCGCCGGTCAGCGGATACGGCGCCCCAAACACCGCCGCTATAGCCCCGGTCTGCCCCCGAGCCGCCATGAGCATCACGGAACGATCCGGCCCCCGCCAGGCCAGTTGTCCGAGGCGCTCCTGCTGGCGCCACATCAGGACAGCAGCGGTCACGGCGTCACCGTTTCCGAGAGCCGGATCAGGGCGTATTCGGTGACTTCGGTGACGGTGCCGGAAACCGAGATCATGGCGTCCATGACATAGACCCCGGGCTTCCAGTCCGCAGTGATCGAGCCCGCGACCTCGGCCTTCCAGTACGCCGGTTCAGTCCCTGATTCCGCGACGTATGTCACCACAGGCACGACCTTGGTGGCGGCACTTTTCGGCGGCGGCTTGTTCGCATCCGCCTCCTTGATCTTCATCGTGACGGTAGCACCGGTATAGCCACCGTCGACATCGACCAGATCGACGCGGATCGGTTCGCCGCGATTGAATGTGAAGGTTGTGGTCATTGCGATACCTTCTCAGACCAAGCAGCCACCCCGGCCACCTTGGCAGAACAGTCACCCCACGCCTGACGCAGCGAGAGGATGTAGTTGAACACGAGCAGGTCGCGTGCGGCTTGGGCATCGCGTCCCGGCAGGTCCGGCGCGACAGGCTCGTCGGCACAGGTCAGGAGGTCAGTCGGTGGCTTTGCGAGCGCCACTCTTTCCTGTCCGCAGGCTCCTAAGCCCATCGCCGAGGGGATCAGTGCTACCAGCAGCAATCTCACGCGCATCTGCGTTCTCCTGTTCAATTCTGGCGGCTTCGGTGGCGGCGATCTGGCCGGCTACATCGTCGGCGACTTGATCCATGCGAGCGGCCTCTGCAGCGTCGTCTGCGCGGGCCTTTTCGACTTGGCCGGATACATAGACCCGCAAGGCGATAAACAGCGCCAGAGCGGCCCCTAGAGCCAGCAAGGGCGAACGGAAGCGGATGAGCAGCGGGATCATTGCGCTGCATCCTCTGTCGGGACCGGCTGCGATGGCGGGTTATCGACCGTGACGCTCTTGTTTGACGGAATGCGCAGGATACCGATCAGGCCGCCAGTGATCGTGCCCAAACCGAACGTTTCGACCTTGCCGATGATCGCGGGGTATTGTGAGGCGAACACCAGCGTGCCGATGTAAACGATCAGCAGTGCCAACAGGGTCGCCAGAAACGAGATGATCTGTTCGTGCTGCTTCATGCCAGCCACCCCTTGATTACCGCCAGATGCGCCTTGCGATCGTCGAAGCCGTTAAGGCCGCCGTTGATCCGGCGCGTGATGCCTTCGACATCATCACGATCAGCCAGATCATTCAGCTTGCGGTCGCGCCAATATTCCAAGGCCAGATGCAGGCCGATGGAAGGGTTGGCAGCGATCTCAGGAGCGTTCTCGATGTCGATGCCGATCTTGCGACCGAACCGGCGATAGTTGGCGCGCCCTGTGATCTGAATAGGTCCACGGCCTTTGTAGCGTTTGCCGTCTCCCGGCTGCGTGTTGCCAAGGTCTGCGCGGCCTTCATATGCCTGACCGCTGGCGATCTCCTCCATGTAGCGGAACGTGCCGCTTTCATGGACAAGCTGGGCCATGAAGTGCGCAAGCCGAAGCGGGCTTTCCATGATGCCGTATGCGGGGAAGTGGACGTTCGCAGCGATTGCCAGCGCGGGCGCACGATCAGCCGAAGCCCCCAGCTTACGGAACAGCGCAGTATAGGTACCGATGCCTGCGATGCCGTCAGCCGCGACACCAAGGACGGTCTGTAGTTTGGTGACGTTCACTGCCCGCCTCCCTGCTTGTGGTAGCCTTCGAGCGAGGTGACGCGGCGTTCGAGATCGTCGAAACGGGCGTCCTTGACCGCGCCGGATCCGATGCGCTCATCGAGCCGGACCAATGTCGTCTGCATGTCGCTGACGCTGGTCACGAGCCAGAACGCCAGCGCCATGATGCCGGCAGTAAGCAGGGCTCCAATTACACCGCCCGCCCACTTCAACATCTCGGGAACCTTCGGCTGCCTAAATTCTGGATGTTCCGCCGCGAACTTCACCACGGCAGCCTCAGCCACCTGTTCGGCGATGATGCGGGTCTGGGCTGCGTTGCCGGAATCGGTCATCGGCAAGCGCCTGAGATTGTGTAGTTAATGACGATCCGAGACGACATGGCAGCTTCCCTGAAGTTTAATCAGGGCTGCCTTGGAACCGCTCCTCAGGTTACCGCCGTCAATCGTCCTGGGTGCCGTAGTTGATGTAAGCGCGGTGGCAGTGTTGCGGCTTGTCGCCCAGCATCAGGAAGGTGCGATCGATCATGGCGGCGAGAATGATGCCCCAGCGCCTTCCATTGAACGCAGCCTCGCCGACAAAGGACGAGGTCATGCGCCGGCCGCTCGGCTTGCTGGCTAAACCAAAGGGATAGAGTACGCCCTGCCAGATCGTGCAGAGCGCGATGGTGAGCGTCACCAGGACGGCGAAGACGCTTTGTCGGAGGCGGAGGAGGAAGGTCATGCCGCCTCCAGCGCCATCAACCGCTGTTCCTGCGCCGCGATAAGGAACAGGGTTAGCTGATCGACGCGAAGACCGTAGCGGTTGCCTGCTGGTATCGCCGGCACGGCAGGGCTTGCCGGAGAGATGATCTTGCCGTTCTTGCGGCGCTCCTTCTGCTCAGGAATCCCAAGCGTTTCATCCCATTGATCGAAGCAGAGGAAGGCATAGGGCGTGGCACCCGGCAGGCCATCTGCGATCGGATCGACCAGGCCTTCGTCGGCCATGATACCCCATACCCGCTGAGCTCGAGCACCGAAGTGGTAGCGGGCAGCGTCACCCTTTTCGGCCACTGCAGTGAGCCAGCGATAGAACCCGAGCTCGCCTGCGATCCGCTTGGCCGCGCGCAATTCGGCATCGGTCATGGCGCCACGCCATTCTTTTTCGCGCTCGTCTGAAGTGTTGATCGTTCCGGTAACTGCATAGAACACCGACCAGCGGAACGTCGAAGTGCCCATCGTCTGCGCATTATCTGCGCCAGGCCGTACAGCACCAATCTCGGTGATCCGAACGCGCTCAACAGGAGCGCTGCCGTTTGCAGTTAGAAAGCTCAAGCTGATCGCATTTGAGCCGTTATTGTACGCTCGGATCTGGCCGTCGCGGCTGTTCAGCCCGTTGTTGCCGGGGTCGAGAGAGAGGCAGCAGAAGCTGTTGGCCGCGCTGGAGCCATTCGAGAACCGCAAATAGACACCGTCACCCGATGCCGTTCCGCCTGCGGAGAAGACACCGTCAGCGCGCTTTGCGAGGAACTGATCGCCGGGGATCTCCACTCCAGCACCCGCCGAGGTGCGAGCAAGGAATGTGTCGCTGGTTGCTACGCTCGTTTGATTTGCGTAGGCCGCCCAATCCTGTTCGGTCGCCATGATCAGTCCTCCGTCTCAAGGCTGGGCCAGCCAGCGGTGACATCAATTGCAAGAAGCTCGGCCATGGTTGAGGCGCTCTCGATCGCGGTGCGCAACTGTCGGGCTCGGTCATGGCAGGCGTTGACGTGAGCAAGAACCGCCAAGCCCATCGCGAGCATACCGTCCGCATCAAGCGTAGCAGTGCTGTTGTCGAGCATGGTCCAAGTGACGGAGTAGGGCAGGTTGCTGACCTTCGCGATCAACGCCCCGGTAGCTGCGCCGGTAATGTTGGACCGCGCCTCCGGGTCGCTATCCACCGCACCAACGGGCGTCATGGCACCGCCATCAATATGCTCATCACGTTGGTCGCGGGCCAGCCCCCAGATGAATAGGCGATTGCCGTCTACCGTGAGTGCTGAGGACCGCAGAACGATCTCGCCTTCGCCGGCCTGCGCTTCGAAAACATCCTCCTGGCAACTGCCTGATCGCAGTGCTTCGCCAGTGATGGGATTGAAGACGGTGTACGGGACAATCATTGTCACCTCTTGGTTTCGATGGCGATGAGGGAGCGGTAGGAGATGTCACAGGACCCACCGGTGCCGGTCTGTAGAAACGCCTGCACCTTGTAGGTCCGCGAACCTGATGACGGCGTGTCGGTGATGCTGAGGGAGAAGCTGCGGTTCTCGTCCTGGTACGACCAGTTCTCGACTGGTCCGTAGATGACGGTTGCATCGCGCAGGATCCGGAACCGCAGGATGTTGTAGATGCCACTAGCGATCTGAGCAGCCTGTCCGTTGAACAGGAGCAGGATCGGTGCGCCGGTTGCGGACACCGTGATGCTTTGCACATCGACCCAAGAGCCCGAGCTCAGCGCGGCAGCCGATGTGGTATAGGCGTTGCTGGTGACGCTGACGGCATTGGGCTGGATGGCGGGGGTCGGTACTTGGTTGCTGGCAACACCGCCACCGGCATTGATGGTGCCGGAAACGTCTCCCGCAGTAATGGTGCCGACCGGTGTGCCAGTGGGAGCGCCAACCGTTGCATTGTCCGCAGGCCGCCCCGATCCGGAAACGCCCGCCCAAGACGCAAGGGTCGCCGCCTTGGCCTTGATGTCCTTGTCGAGGTTGTAGAGCGCGGTGTCATATGCATCGCGCGCTGAATTGTAGCCCGTACGCGAGACCGGAGTGTCTTGTGAGGTATCGTTCCAGGCGGGTGAGAGGCCCGACAGCAGGCTGTTCCAACTGGACCGTGCGGATGCAGCAGCCGTGGTGCTTACGGAAAGTGTTGCAGCAACCGCGGAGAGGGCTGTCCACTTATCGGAAAGCCGCGCATTCTCCGGAATGAGCTTGGTGATCTTCTCGTTACGCGAAAGGACGCCATCGCTGGCAAGGTCAGCCAATTTATCGATTGCATCATTCGCCGCGAGGTAAGCCGCATCAGCATCCGCTTGAGCTGCGAGGATGGCGGCGACTTCCGACGGCAGAGCGCCATAGGTCGCATTGTCCTGCGGCTTGCCCGAACCTGAGACACCGGCCCAAGTCGCGATACTGGCAGCCTTGTCCTTGACCGCTCGGTCCAGATCATAAAGCGCACTGTCATAGCCATCCCGCACTGAATTGAACGAGGCGCGGGTGACGAGGGTATCCTGCGAGGTATCGCTCCATGCAGGCGACAAGCCAGCAAGGAAGCTGTTCCAAGCCGATCGAGCAGAAGAGGCGGCTGTAGTGCTGACCGAAAGAGACGCGGCAATGCCTGAGAGGGCAGTCCACTTATCTTCGAGGCGAGCTACCTCGGGCACCAGCTTTGTGATCTTCTCATTTCGAGTGATCACATTGTCATCTGCCAGCCCAATTAGCTGGTCGATTGCGTCGTTGGCGCTGTCGTATGCGGCATCGGCCTGCGCGAGGGTATCGCGTAGCACCTGGTTGGCCGAAAGCGTCCATCCCAGACGCGGTCGATAACCCGCCAAGGTGACGGCATAGCCAGCGAGCAGGATGCCTCCCTCATTGACGCGCTCGTAGAAGGTGCCGTCGGCTGCAATCCAAGTATCGCCGACCGAACTCTCGGCAAGGCTGGGCATTGATGGTCCGGTCCATACCTTCCCGCGGGACTGGGCGAGGGCAACGGCATCATTGATGGCTTCCGTGATCGGAGCCTTGAAGGGATCGTAGGGTGTGGAATCGACCGGCACGACGCCGAACTGCAATGCCGGCGCGACGTAGATCGATGGATCTTCCTCCCGCAGCAGAAGCGGTACAACACCGTCTTCGCGCAGATTCATCTCGACGACACGGAAGACCTTGTTGACGAAGCCGAGCGGAGCGAATGTCAGGCGGACAATGCTGTTCTTCTGGACCCGCCAAGCCGTGGCCTGAAACTCCGCCCTGAACGTCCCACTGAACCGTTCCCGATTGAGCCGAAGTGCCGCCAGTCGCTGGGCCTGCGACACCGACTGCACGGTGGGCAGATTGAAGGTGTCGATGCGGTCGATGCCATCGGGGCTTGTGGTTTGCTGCTGGGGATAGTCGATCTGCTGGTACAGCGACTGGTTAGAAGGGTCGGTATAGGCACCGCGCACGATGTTGAAGGACTGATCGAGCGGGGTAATGGGCTCCCAGTCGAAAGCACCAAGCACATCGTCTGTTGTGAAGTCGGCATCGGAAACGAAGGTGTCGTCGCGGAAGATCGTGACCCTGAGCTTGCCGTCAACGTCATCGAGATCGGCGTTCATGCTCGCCTTGAGCATGTCGGTTACAGTTGTCGGACTGTCACCCTCTGACCAGACGCCGTCACAGCGATATCGCGGTTCGGTACCGCCGCCCGCCTTGGCAACGGTCTCGTCGCAGATGTTTGCGGCGATGGCGAAGCTTTCGAGGTCGATGCGCTCTTTCGGAATTCCGCGCCCGACACTGAGCTCGCCGTTGATCCGCCAGCCCAGCAGGTTCCAGAGCAGGGCGAGGGCAGGATTGCGGCAGGCACTGTCGTTCCATTCCCATGTTGCCTGATTGTCGGCCCTGTGGCTGCCTGAACCACCCGGGACAGTGCTGTCCTTACGCGGGTCGTAGAAGGGAGCGCCCTTGCCACGGATCGTGATGCGTGTCGGAACGGACTGGGCGAACGGGCTCTCAGCCTTCTTGTCGTTCCCGGTCAGTTTGTAGCGGAGATAGACCCAGGCGCAGCCGGTGTAGCGGCGCGACGATCCCATGCGCGAACTGATGTTCTTGGCATTGGCCGCAGAGCCTTCGGTATAGCACTCGACGCCGAGGTAGCCGAGGTACTTCGAGGTAATGCCGCCCGTGGTCGACCAGGCCAATTCGTCATCGAACCAGATCTCATCAAACGACTGCACCCTGTGGGCAGCTGCGACGATAAACCTGTGGAGGAAGGTCTGATCATCTGTGAATTCTTCGTCACGGATGTCGGTGTTTAGGGCGGTGATGCCGACAGCCGATTTGCGCGGTGCCCTAGGATCGATACTCGCACGGAGGCGGTCACCATTTGCAGGGCTGTTCTTCGGACTGGGGGCTCTGGTGAGCAGTGAAGAGCCGACGCTGGCCCCAACCGCCACGGCAGACAGCAGGGCTGCGCTGATGCCGAGGCTCGCGCCCGCAGTAACAACGGCTGCCGCGATACTGGCCACAGCGGCCACGATCTTGAGGACCTTGCCCATTAGGCAATCCTCCAGGCATCTTCGAACTGAGCCCGCGGAAGCCGCTCGAAGCCGTCATCACTGAGGAACAGGGCAAACGGGCCAAGGCAGACGCCAAGCGCACCTTGCGCCCAAACGATGTCGCCGCGTTGGGCAAAGGCGTTCTCGCAGTTCGGGAAGCGTGACCCAAAGGTTCGGTACAGTGTGCCCTCACCGAGATCGCGAAGTGCCCGTGCAGCACCTTCTCGATCGTCATAGGCACCAACGAACTCAGGGAAGGGGTGCTCACCCGTCATGGCTTCGACAGTACCGCAACTGAACAGGGCGCAGTCGTTGCTGCCCCACGCGAACTGGTCGCGGCCGGGCGCGCTGAGATAGGCCCCGAGACGCGCCTCCCAGTCAGGCAGCCTCAACGCCATGACCAACCTCCAAGCCGGTTCCATGTATCCGGATCGAAGGTCTGGGCTTGCTGGACGATTGGTCCCGAGAAGTTGCCATTGGCAATCGCGATGGAGGCTTTTGCCGACAGGTCCCCGGCATCATACCGCTCCTGATCGAGATATGTCCGGTTGCTGGCCTGCGAGAATGCGGCGAGATAGCTCTCGATGGTGACCTTGATCGTCTGCCCCTGATCGGGATCGCCGGAATGCGACAGGCCGGTCATCTTGCCGGTGTAGTACCGATGGTAGCCACCCTGCTGTACGTTTGCGGCGTTGCGGATCACCCGCCAAATCGCGGCGCTGCGGCCTCGCCAGTTGGTCACCGTCCCGATCGTGGCCAGCGTGTCGTCGTCCAAGCCGGGAATGCCTGAAAGCACCGCGGTGACAGAATCGGAGCCGCCGGAGCCATACTTGACCGACGTGATGCTGACGAACGAGCCATCGATGCCAAGGAAAGTCTTGCCGTCGAGATCGGCGTCACCGGTCCCTGATGGCGTGATATCCGCGCCCGAGGTGTTGCACCGGACCGGATCGCCGTTGATGTCGAGGAAGACGAAAAAGACCGGCTTGATAACCGGCTGATAGAGCGCGGCAATCGCGGTGTTGTCGGGAAGGCTCATCGGGCCTCCTCGACGTCGAAGTTGCCGCCACTGATGCCGTCGACCGTCTGCAAGCCGTTGCGCGTCGCCGTCAGTGACATGCGGACGAACGGGTCCTTTGTTTCGACTGTGACGCCGACGGTCGGCGTTTCACCGAGAGCTGGCTCGAAGGTTGCGGTTGCTTGACCGCTGCTGTTGCTGATCAGGTCTGCGGTGAGGCAAACGGCACGGTCGTAACCGGACGGCAGCGGCACAGTGATGTACTGGCCAGCCTTGAGGATTGTCGTGCTAGGCGCCAGACCGGCGAGGGGCAGCGTGTAGCCGTTACTTGCACCGCTGCGAACGGTGGGCTTCGAACCTGCATGGGTGTTGCAAGGCAGGATCCACTTGAACCAGTTCAGGGGACCGCGCAGGGCGTAGATAAAGGCGCGCCATGGTCGCTCCATTTCCTCGGTAGCGATGTCGGCGATCGAGAAGGCACCGGCCCAAAGCTCGATGCCAGGCAGGCCAATGACCTTGCGTTTGCCAGTCCAACCGGAGCGATTGACCTGTGACGGTGTGCCCAGCGTCAAGTCGCCCTGAATCAGGTACTCTTGGTCTGGAACAGCGATTTCGGCCATGCTGATGGCGTATGGACAACGATGGGGCTGGGTTACCGCCGTCAGGTCATCGAACAGTAACGGGTAAGCCGTAAGACTCGTCGGGCGTTGCTAGACGCAATCCCGCCTGCACCCCACCGGATCATCCAACCCCTCTGCCTCCGGTGGGGGCTTTTTATATCCGAGGCCGCGAAGCTCTCCGCATGGTCTCCTGCGCGCTGGCTTCAACCAAGGCAGGCGCACTCGCTCTCACAACCTCGACTGCAACGGGCCCGCTGACCTGCTGGATACGGGCATCGATATCGCCACTGAGTTCAAGGCGTACGGTTGCTTTGCCTTCACCACCGCCGGGCCTAGCGATCAAAGAGTTCATCTGTCCCAGCGGAATGACCGTGCCGGACCCTTGAGGAATGAAGCCCTCTACCCGCCCCGGCGACCCCGCTTCATTCACGCGGTACATCTCACCGGCATTGACCCGACCACCGCTGGCACGGCCGCGAAGGCTGGCGAGGGCGCTGGAGTTGATCGAGGAGGCTGAGCCGAAACCTGACGAGCCACCAAAGATCGCGCCGATTCCGCCGACGATCGAGCCGAGGAGGCCACCGCCGCCGCCGCCTGACTTAGACAGCGCCTCAGCCAGAGGCTTCATGACCACGTTTTCAATGAGCATGTTGAGCAGGCCGGAGATCAGAGGGTCCTTGATCCCAAGGCGCTTCTCGATCGCTCCACGGATACCGTCTCGGACCTGATCTAGCTCCTCGACGACGTAGCTCTCAATCTGGTCCTGAACCGCTCCTTCGCTGCGATTGAGCCTGCGGCGATAAGCTTCGAGGGGCGTCTCGTTGTTGCGCGACGCAGCCTCGCGCCTTCCAGAGGACGCTGCGTTCAGCCCATCAAGTGCAACTTCTGCGCGCTGCTGCTCAGCCTTGCTGGCGGTCTCTGAGCTGATGATCGCTTGAAGCAAGGCGCGTTGGTACCGCTCTTCCAGATCGAGCATTTCCAACGCGATGCGCTTACGCTCGCTCTGGCTGTCAGCGAGGTCGTACTGGGCCTGGAGGACGTCTCGCTCGTTGTTGTAGCGCTCCTGCGCGAGGTCCTGTGCCTCTTGTTCAAGACGCACCTTTTCCTCGAACGCGATCCGCTCCCGCTCGGCAACTGCCAGAACCTCGACCTGTTGCTTCAGGCGCTCCTTCTGTGCTGCAGAATAGTCTTTCTCGGACTGGATGCCGTCCAGGGCACGAAGTCGGGCGATCTCCACGCCACGTAGTTCAAACTCCGCACGCTCCTGCGCCGACTTGGCAACCGATTGCTCAGCAGAAAGAGTCTGTTGAGCAAGGCTCGCAAGCTCATCATTGAACCGTTGGGTAACTTCTGCGGCAGACGGACCCTTGGGGCTTTTGCCCTTTTTGGACTTTGTATCCCCGGCTGCGACTGGCGTCGCCGCGCCTGCGCTAATGGCCGCGCCAATATCGCTGATCGACTTCTCGAGCTTTCCTACGGCGTCTTCTGCAGCCTTTACATTGGCGTTGGCCTTCGAGACGCCAGCATCGCCGGTGCCCCGGATAAATGCGGAGGTGCCGATGCCAGCAGCCGATCCGCCGGCGTAAGTCGCTGCGTTATTCTGGCCGACACGCGCCGCCTTTGCCCGGGCCAGTTCAGCTTGTGCCAAGGTGAGCGAGGCACGCGCCGATTCCAGCTTCTTCTTGATGTTCTCCTGCTCTGCGCGGGCCAGGGCCAGTGCTTCCTCGCGAGCTTTACCGTGCGCAGTGGCCAGCTTCTGTGCAAGCTCGGCGGCTTTCGAGGTGGCAGCGTTAGCCTCGTGCTGGACGCGCGCATAAGCGCCTGTGGCTTTGTCGAGACCCTCCGCGCGCTGAGAGACGAGATAGATCGCTGCGCCCAGCGCAAGTGTCGCCGTACCCAACGGACCTCCGACGAGTGCTAGCAGGCTCGATCCAGCGCGAGCGGCCACGCCCTGCGCTACACTCAGCGCCGTTACCGATGCTGTGGCACGGGCGGCCGCTGCGGCTTCGATGCCGAGCATCCCTGCAACTTCCGCCTGTGCCGCCACGTAGGCCGCTGCGACCTGTACGCCACGAACCTCAGCCACTGTGTTCGCAACCGTAGCCGCTGCCGCCGCCACCATTCCGACGACGTACTTTGTGCTGATCAGGGTAGCCACGGCAGCCAGTGCGGGAATGAAGGTGTCGAGATTGCGCGCGATCAGCCCCAGCGCATCCCCCAGCGCGCCGCTGATGCCGTTGGCCTTGTCGGCCTCTCCGACATAGACGGTCAGCGCGTTGGTCAGTGTCGTGACGCCCGCAGAAAGCGTCAGGTGGGCATTTGTCGCCTTACCTTCGAGCACGTCTGAGCCTTGAAGAATTGCTTGGAAGAATTCCGCACTGGTGACCTTGGAAGCTTTCACATCGGCCGTCAGCTTGCCAACGGAACCGCCCCATTTGGCCGAACCTGCAGCAGCGGCTTCAAGCAACGGATAGAGGCCGTCGATTAGTGAGTTGTATTCCTCGGCCTGAACCTTCGAGCCTCGGAAGACCTGCTGCAGCTGCTGCAGCGCGCCGCCTGCTTCTGCCGCTGAACTGCCGGTCACCTTCAACGAGGCTGACACGGCGTCGGCTATGGCGAAGACCTGCGTCTGCGATGCACCTAGCTCCTTGCTGGCCTGCGTGAGCGACGAGAACAGGCCCGAAAGCCCCTCAATCTCGACGCCGTACTTCTGAGCGGATTCGTAGAGGCGGTCCTGAACTGCCTTCATTTCCTCGCCAGCAACACCGGCGACACGTAAGTTGTTCTGCAGGCGCGTAAAGCTGTCGATCATCCCGAGCAATTCCCGCCCGGTGAAGGCTCCGGTCAGGACGCCGGCCAGACCCTTGATGTGCCCCTTGATTGCCTCACTGGAACGCCGCATCTCTTCTTCGAGCTGGCGCGCGCGCTTTTCCTGCGCACCAAGCATCTGGTCGACAGAATTGGTGCTGCGTCGAAGATCACTGAGATAGCCGTTTAGATCGGCGCGCAGCTGCAAGATGACGGGATCGATCTCGGACACAGGTCAACCTCCATGCGACTTCATGAGCCGACGCAAATCCGACAAGTCACCCGCATCCGATGCTGAGCTTTTGGCGTCAGGATCGTGAGCCTCGTTGAAGGCTTCGAGCGCTTCGAAATAGTCCGACAAGGAAAGCGTGCGCCAATCGAGCCCCATCGCACCCGCGTTCGCGATGACCCGCCCCTTGTGAAAGGGCTCTACTTTTCCGGGCTTAGCTGATCGGCTTTTTTTTTGAGCCGAATGCCAAAGATCGCGGCTGATAAAATGCGCCAGGCCAGAACAGCACCCTCGGCCAATGGGCGCGCGGGGTAGGTGTAGAGATCAGTCAATTGCTTGGCCCTGAGTGGCCCGACTTCAACTTCTTCGCCGTCGATCAGGGCGTGATTGCCGCCGGTGAGCGCCAATCGGATGGTCTCGCGGATCTCGCGAACCATTGCCCCGCTGCCGCCGACAAACTCGATCGACCCATCGGAACCTTGGCCGATGCCTTGGCGCAGACGCTCCTCGATGGTCATGATCGAGGTATCGCCGCAAGCGCGCTCTAGCTCGAACACCTGCGGCAGAGGAAGAAAGAACCTGTACTGTCCGTCACCGAAAGCGGTGACCAGTTCGGTGTCCATTACGGAGCCGCCGTCCAGGTAAAGTCGCCATTGCTAGCCAGTGTGATCTCAGCCGAGCTATCGCTGTCGGTGTTGGCCGACATGTTTGCTGCGGTAAGCATGTACGAACCGGCAAAGGTGCCCATCAGAACGCCAGTGTCGGTGCCGTCAGCGATATAGAGCTCGACCTTGTAATTCTTGTTGTTGCCCAGCGCGGTCATGAACTTGGCGATCTGAGCCTTGTCGATCAGGCCTGAGCCGGTGATGTCCTGCTGGGTGCCGGTCACGCGGACCTTGCGCTTGGGAACAGCACCGGGCTTGGCGCAGTCACGAACGAAACGGTCATTGGTGTTGGCGGTCGAATTGATGGACACGTCCTTGACGCCACAAATGATGGTGAAAACTTCGGTGGGTGTCGCGCCGTCGCCCATCTTGATCAGGGCAAAATCGGCTTCGGTTGGATACGACATTGCGGGCTCCTCGCAGATTTGTGCGAGGGGTAAGGGCTGCCCGATGCCTTGGTTACCGCCGTCAGATTGGCGGCATCTGGTCTAGCGGGCCGACGGCGGCCAAGCTAACTGACGGGCAGAAAGGGGAGAATCATGAAAGCTTTGATTTTTGCTGCCGCCGCGTTGGTCGGCAGTGCTGCTGTTGCGCAGGATGCCACGACCACGGAGGTCGCCGCAGCGCCTGCCGCAGGCACCGGCAAGATCGTGCTGTATCGTCAGGGCGCGATGATGGGTCTTGGGCTGGGCTGCCCGATCCGCTACAAGGAAAAGGAAGTCGTTGAGCTCGGCCGCAACAAGTACGCCGAACTCGATGTTAAGCCCGGCAAGTACGTGCTGACGAACAAGACCAGCTCGGTCATGATCGATGTCGCCGCTGGCGAGACGTCGTATGTTCGTTGCACCATCAAACCTGGCATGCTCACCGGTCGTGCTGACCTGCAGTATTCCGACAAGGAAAGCTACGACAAGCAGGCCCACGAATTCGAGAAGAAGACCCCGAACTTCATTCCGGAGTAATGGGCTTTTCCCGATCGGCGATGACGTGGATACTCGCGCGTCGTCGGTCGGGATCGTCGACCATGTCGCTGAACAGGACGGATTCTAGAGCGGCCGCGACCACTTCGTCGCCGCCATCTCTTAGCCGGCGCTTCATGGTATCGAAATCGTCCGGCTTGAGTGCGCCGTTACGCTGCAGCTGCGCAATCAGCACCGCCATCAATGAGCCGAGCTGTTCCTTGGAGAGGTAGTCCACGGTCGCAACGTATCACACCGTGCTCAACAAGCAACCGAGCGCCAATTGCACTGGCAGAACCAGTGGTAGTGATCGGGATCGCCGTCCTGTAGCAGCCTGATATCGCTCAAGCCGATCCGGACGCGCTCACCCGGCAAGTCGATGAGGTCGAGCCAGGTATCTGCCAGCGCATCCTCGATAGCGGCGCCAATCGCGCTGGCATGGTCCTCAGCGGTGTCGAAGACCTGATTGCCGTACATGCGCTGCCCAGCGAAGGCATGGATATCCCACGACCCCTGCGCACCCTTGGTCGCGACCTTGAACGGGCGCGTTACCGGTGAGCGCAGGACGATGTACGGCCAAGTCGGGACGTCTGGCGGGTTGATCGAGGTCGGTGCTACAAGGATCGTGAGGCTAACGTCAGCCTTCAGCTTTGACAGCAGCGACCTGCGAACCAGCCTTTGCATGCCCGTTGACATTGCGCTTCTCCTTGGGTGCAGCCTCGGCAACGGTCGCGCTGACCTGATGCTCTCCGGCTTCGAACTCGATGGTCACTTCCGGAGTGCGGTAGGTCCATGGCTCGGCGAGTTTGATCGTCTTCATCGTCCACTGCTCCTCACAAGCTTGCCCATTTCCTCAGCGAACAGGCGTTGGATTTTCGGCTCAGCCTCATCGCGCGCGGGTCTGACATGCGGTCGGGCCTGCATTTTGGAGGTGCCGAATTCGAGCGCCGTGCTGTACTCGGTCTCAGACTTGAACTCGGCGCTGAGCGGGCCCGTCTGGTCGGTCTTGAAGCCGTTCTGCAGTCCCCCAGAATCGCGATTGGGGAATTCACCGGGGGCGCTGGGAACGTGGTTCTTGCCCGATATCGAACCCGCACTGACACCACGGAAGGCCTCGGCACGCACCATATCGGCACCGACATAGACCACCCGACCCGCAAGCCTGACGACCTCGGGGCCGCTGAGCCTCTGCAATCTCCGCAGATGCTTGTCTTTCCCCTTCATAGCCATCAGCCCACCTTCCGCGCCCGACATTCCCACCCGATGCCCGCAGGATCTCCAGTTGCCGATTCCAGCGACCATGTTCCGGCGTGCGGGCCTTCCTCGACAAAGACCTTGGCCGAGGTATCGAGCGGGCCTTCAAGCGTTCCTGAAAGAACGAGGATACGGACGTCACGTTCAAGAAAGCCGGGATCGTTGCGCATCGCTTCCGTTGGTGCATCGAACTGGGCCTTGCATGGCTTCTCGACAGGCGTTCCGGGCGAAACGATGCTGCCGCCGTCATCATAACTGGCCTTGCCCGGCCAACGGGCGACAACGTCCTGAAACGGCGCGCCGAATTGAGCCGCAAAGCCTGTCGCGAGGTTGGCGAAGATCGTGTTCAGCATGCCGGTGGCGACCAGGCTAAGCGGGGCCCGCCGAACAGTGCTCGCGCAAGCTGCTTGAACTCACGGCCATAGACGGTGGCGTCATAGCCCGACGCGCTCGCAGCCTTGTCCGAGACTGTTGCCGAGAAGGTGCCGGACTTGAACGATGTCACCCCAGCAGGAATCAGTCCAGTAACGATGCCGAGCTCTGCCATCTTGTGCGCCGCTAGCGCCATTTCGCCTCGGGCACGGAGGCTCTCGGACCAGTTTGCGCAGTCCTCGGCGGCCTCAGCAAGCCATGTTTCGACCGTCGCGTCGGCAACAGTGACGAAGGCAGGGTAGCGGGCCTTGAGGGTGGCGCTGGTCGGGCTGATGTAGGCCATGAGGCTACATCGCGCGGGGAGGGGTGAGCCTTTACCGCCGTCAGCCCAACGAAAAGGGGCCAGCATCGCTGCCAGCCCCTTCGCGCGACCCCCTAAGGAAGAGTTATTCGGTTTCGGCAGCCCGGCGAGGTTTAGACCCGCCCTTCTTGCCGTTTTCGTCATGGTCGAGAGGGTCGATCTCCTCGAACCATTCCTCCGCAAAGTCATCGGCCTCAACCGTCTGACCGACTTCGACCATCGTCAGGACGCCCTTGAGATAGGCGCCCCTTGGACCGGTGCTGATGTTCTTGACCTGTGCCATGTCAGCGCTCCTTAGAAGCTGTCGCGGTAGACGATGGCCTTGGGCAGGCGGACGTCCACACCACCAACGTTCATGATGCCGCCGACCTCGTAGACGAGGCTCGACTTCTGGAACGCGGGCAGGAACTGGTGTGCGCCAGGCAGCATGAACTTGAGCACCTGCGGATTGTTGTCGTAGGCGATCATGCGCTTGGTGCCACCGGTCCCGGCAGTCTCCAGCTCGCGGCTCTTGACGATGGTCAGCGATTCACCGGCCACATTGTTCGCCATCAGGAAGGCGAGAATGGTGCCGTCGCCCTGACCGACGCGGGTCGTGGCGATGTAGTTGTAGCTCGACGTGGGCAGAGCCAGCGTGTTCGCGATGTGCGTCTCGCCGGTGCCGGTTTCGACAGCGGTCAGCGCCTCGTTGATGTCGCGCAGGATCTGATCCGGCGTCTTGGTCGACCAGGTGCGGGTCGAGCCGGTGCCGTCAGCAGCAACCTGAGCCGAGGGGGCCGAGGCGTTGTTGATGAAGCCGGTCCAGCCCTTTTCGTTCTCACCGCGCGGCGTCTTGCCGGTCATGGCAATGCCATAGATGAAGCGGTCGGAAGCCTGAACAGCGGCCTGCGCCTTGTCGGACGAGAGCGAGCGACCGAGCTTGGCTGCACGCTGCATTTCCTGCGTGTTCCATTCGTAGCCGATCGCGGCCAGATGGAAGTTGCGGGTCTTCTGGTCCATGAGGGTCGAAGCGTACGGCATATCGAACGCGCCGCCGGCCATGAACTCGGCCTGGCCAACCTTGTCCATCGAGTAAACGACGGTGCCGACGTCCCACATGTCGCCGCTGGTATCGATCGTCATGAAGCGGCTGATGTCGAACGAGGGGTACTTGATCGAGTAGACCTCGGCCTCGATGCGATACAGCTGCGGCGTCAGGAAGGAGATGCCCACCTGAGCGTCGCTGAAGAACGCATCGACCTTATCAGCAAAGGTCGCGGCGTGGCGGGCGTTGTCGTTCGCCCATGCCGCGATGACCTGCTTCTTCACGGCAGCATCGGCCACCATGAATGCATCGGGATCGCTGATCCGGCCAGAAGCGCGGTCGAAGAACGGAAGTGCGGTCATGTCAGGTTCCCCTTAGCGCTTCACGATGCGGCAAAGGCCGTCCGTGACAGTTTCGTCTGCGATCCAACCGGTCGCGATGTGGGTGGCGTCAGCAGCGGTTGCGCCGATCAGGTCTGCGGCACCGCCACCAGTGCCCACGGTCAGCGCAGCGCCGTCCGTGACAGCACCCTTGACCGGGACGTAGATCGCGCCCGAGGTCAGGATGGTGGCGTTGTCGTACTGCTGATATTCGTCGGCATCCTGCCCCGCGACGTAACCGAGCGCCGAGGTGGCGACGGTCCAGCCAAGGAAGGTGGCAAGGGTGCCAACGGTGCCGGTGCAGCCGTGGTCGCCGGAGCCGCGATAGACGGGCTTGCCGAAACCGATGCCGGCAGCATCTTCGACGGTGCGGCTGATGCGGTTCGAGGTCTCGCCATTGGCGATCATACCGGCGTAGCCCTTGGCGACGGTGCCGGTGTAGCTGGTCTGCATTTCAGGCATTGATCAGCCTCCTTATGCGTAGCGCGCGTGGCGGATGGACGAGACGATGGCAGCAGAATCGGTGATCGGCGCCGGGGTGAGGTTGTGGACATGCGGTGCAGCGTCCGAGACCTTCATGTCAGCCGTCAGAGCAGCGAACGAGGCGGCGAACTGGGCGTCGGTCCAATCCTTGGCGGTGTCGCCGAGCTTGGCGGTGACGGCTGCGCGCATGATGGCGGGCTCGTCCATTGCGTCGGTGACGGCGACGCCAAGCGCCTTGGCCTTGTCAGCGACGATCTGGAACGAACGTGCGGCATCACGCAGCTGGGCAGGGGTCAGCTTGGCATCGGCCAGCTGCTTTTCCAGCGTCACGACCTTGGCTTCGAGCGAGGCCTTGTCGGTGGCGTAAGTGGCAAGCTTGGCATTCAGAGAATCGACAGCGATCCGAACGGCCTCACCGTTCGTCGCGTCGACTTCGGCGTCGCCGATCTTAATCTTCATCGTGTTTTCTCCGTAAACAAGAGCATCCATTTTCATCGGTTTTTCCGATGGGTCGGATTCGAGTTCAGAAAGCGCGCGCATCATTTGCGACATCATGAGTTTTTGGCTTTTTTCGCCAGCAACTCCGGTAGTAGGAGCAGTGCCGTTCATATGCTTTTCGTGCAGCGATATGGCCTTCTTGAGTAAAGAAATTGCCTCGCTGACGCCATCCGCCAAAGGCGTAGAACCCGATCGTTCATCGCTGATTTTGAGTTCCGGCCCGCCCCGAGCGGCAGGAACTGCGGCGATATGGTTGATGCGCACGTCGCGCTGTACAGCGTCGTAGGCTTGCCCGTCCGGCGTTGTGCCGGGGGTAGCGTCGAGGGTGCAGGTGTAGCCCATCGACAGTTGCTTGTGCGTGCTGCGGACCTTGGCCACGGCAGCAGCATCACGAACAATGATGGGAACCCGCACGAATTCACCGTCGCGAACTACATCACCGTTGATTTCGCCAACGCCATAGGTCCGCCAGTTGTCGGCAGTGACCATGACAGACGGGTGATCGATTGTGACTGGAGCGGCTGAGAAGCTGGCGAGGCTATCGCGCTTGAACACTTCGTCGGCAGGGCGATAAACGCGGACGGTTTCCTTGTCGCGCAGACCAAGCTCGCCAGTCGGATCTACTTCCCGCCCAAGGTACTGCTGGATGCCAGTCCGCGCACCCCGCACCTCCGCAACGAGCGAACCATCCGCGCAAATGCGGGCGGTTGTAGCGGCATCGAGGGTGTCGAAAAGTTGCACCATGTGGTGCGGGATATTGGGTCGGAGGGGGCGCGGTTACCGCCGTCAGAACTCGCCCGTCAAAGACAAGACCGCGCGCGAGGTGCAACCGCAATTGATAAGCTGCGCCGGGCGGTCAGCGGGCGGCTTGTACTGGCCAGAAGTCGCCTCATCATCGTATCGTTTGCCATTGCGACTGGCATGATCGACGCGGGCGTGAACCTTACCCGAAGACACCCATTCCCACATTGATAGACCGGCTTGGGTGCGCCGCTCCTCGTTCATCGTTTCAGATATCTTGCTGGTCTGGTCGGATGCGATGCGTAGCGATCGAGCGCGAGCCATGCCCACTGCCTCGCGAATATCGGCGGCGACCTCGCGTGGGACTTTGCGCTCTGACAAGCCCCGCAGAACAGCATCATTGATTCTGTCTCGTGTCTGATCGGACACTGACCGGACCAAGGCAACGTTACGTTCCACCAGCGTTGACAGCGGCGCGCGCATGTCGCCGACGCCCATCATGGCTGACACGTCGAGACCGGTGGCGCGCTTGATTGCACTTGCCCAGCGCCTGCGGTGCGCCGCCTCGACGATTGCGGCCCAACGCTCAAGGCGGAGGCGCAAGGTCACCATCAATTGCGAGATACCGGCCTCGACACTGACGACGACACCAGACAGTTCCGGTGCCGCATCGGTAGTCAACTGGCTGTAGCTGCGCTCGTATTCCGCCGTGATCGCGGCGAGACCTTCTTCCCATGCTTTGACGACGGGGTTGTAGGCGGTGGCGTAGAGGTCAGATGCCAGTGTCGCGGGGAGGGTGACTTCGCGGAAGGTGACGGTGCGTTTGCGGGGCCTGCGCTGGGCATACATTGCGGCGAGGTTGTAGCGCATGCTTATTTCCGCGACGGCGGGGGTGTCGCTGGCTTGCCGTTTCTCGACAGTTCATGAACCGGTGTCTGGCAAACTGGACAGGTCACGGTCACAAAGTCGCCATCGCGTTGGTCGCTGGTATGCTTGGTATCGCTGCGGAGGAATCGCAGTTCTGACCCGCATTGGGTGCACCCGGCTTCAAACTGGTCGTTCTCTGGCAGGTGGCCGCGCCGGATTACTTTGATTGCCATGGTTACGCCGTGATATGCTTAACCGCCCACATGACGGCCTCTTCGATCTTTTGCCTTGCAATGTCGATCTCGCGCGACGCAGGCATGTTGGCCGCCCTAACTTCGATTTGGTTCACCAAGGTCAGGAACTCTGCGCCTTTGTCCTTGATCGCCACCATCTGTGCCTTCTCGGCATCGCTCAGGACGCGATATGTATGGCGGACGGCATTGTTGGCGGTGCGCGCATCGCTGGCGCTGTCGACGTGTTCGGTCATCATCAACTCTCCATCACCTTCGACTTCCAATCCGGATCAATCGGCTCGAAGATTTCCGGACCGAAGCGCAGTTCGCCGGAATAAGGCTTCAGTGCTTCAAGATCGATGTCGCCTGCCTCATACGAGATCGTGACATGCGGCAGATAATCCGGCCAATCATGGCTTGCACCGGCCTGAACCATGTCACGATGACGTGATTCCAGAGACCAAGACGCGAACTGCAGGACGAGTGCACCTTCGCCGAACCGTTCAAGCGCACGCGGTCCGCCAGCCTTTATGACAAGACCACCATCGGGATCGCTCGACCAGCCTTCGCCCATCTGCATGGGATCGACAGGCTGCTTGGAATATAGGACAGTGACGTGGAGCTGGTCGGCCGGCATCGTCGCTTTGACCCCGACACCCCGAGCCCAGTCGATCAGCTCACCGGCGTTCAAGAGCCTACGGTAGACGTAGAGCGGGCGGGGGGTTGCGTCGCCAAACGGAATGATGCCGCCGCCACCAATGAACAACTCTGGTCGGCGGTCGTTCGCAGCAACACGGACAGGCGGAGCGCTTCCAATCGATCCGCCTGCGCCGGTAGACGTCGGATCACCTCCTTCCTGTGATGGATCGCCGAGCGAAGGATCGGCAACGATGCCGAAGCGCTCGGCCTCGGGTATCTTGGCCAGCGCCTGCCCCAGACCAGGCATCCATTCGCCTTCGACAAGCGTGTTCTGCGCCGCCTCGTTGAAAGCCTGCTCCGGCATGGCGTTGAGAGTGGCGATCGTGTTCAGCGCCTCGGCCACCGTCTTGAAGCGGGTCGCGGTCTTGTCTTCGTCCGGCGCTTCGAGCGGTTCGAAGTCGTAGTCTACCTTTGCAGGGGTTGAGCCGAGCGCGGAGGGGACGAGATAGACGTCGAGTTGATCCAGACACGGCGCCATCTGCAGCGTCTGCTTGGCCCGGATCTTCTTTACCCAATCCTTTTGCTGTCCGTCGCCGCTGCTGTTCAAGCCCTCAGGAGCGCGGCCGAGCAGGCGTGTCGCCGGAATGTCGGACACGGCACAGACAAAATCGGCGTAGGCGTTGATCACGTCCTTTGCGCCGGCAAAGTTGTAGCTGATGTCATCGATCTTCTCGGCCGGGCCATCAGCCCCGTTGCCGCTATCGAAGACCGTCGCGTTGTACATGCTTTCGGCAATCGCGATGATCTGCATGCGGGCGCCGACCTTGGCCTCGCCGTCAACGGTGGCAACGACTTCGGAAAGGTTCGGGATACCGATGCGGGTCAGGCGGGCCTTGTGGAGCAGCGCGGCGAAGGAGGCGCGGGCGGTGTCGCTGTCCTTCACCGCATCAAGCACCTGCTGGACGGTGCTCTCACCCCAGTAGGTATCGGCACTATGGGCGGCAAATGGCGCTGCCAGACTGCCGCTGGTATCTGCCTTGAACGCAATGACGCGGCTCGGGTGGATATCGACCATCCCGCCCTCGGTCTGCATCTGCCACATCACAGGCTCGCCATAACCGGGCCGTGTCGCGTCAGTGCTCAGGGCCTGGAACGTCAGGTGCCAGCGCGAGACGACGTGGATGTAGGCGAGGCCGCCTTTGCCGATCGAGCGAGGTGCAGGGGTGTCTGGCCTGCCGGGGAGGCCAAGCACGAATGCACCACCACCGAGGCCGCGCAGTGTTTCAACGAGCAGAAGCTTCTGTGCAAGCTGGAGGCGCTTCTCCTCCGCTTCGAGAGCCTCGATCTCCTCGCGTTCCATTTCCCAGCAGCGACCTTCACGGACCATATCGAGCGCAGGGATCTGGATGATCTTCCGCATCAGGCCGGAGCCTGTGTAAGCGGCATGGATCTCGTGCTGAGTCAGCGGGCGAGTGGCGCAGTAAGTCGATGCAGTTCTGGCATCGCGGCTTGTGCCTTGGCCGGTCAGGGCGTTCCTGAGGCCGTCAACGAATTGGAGAACCTTGCCCATGGGGGTGGGCGTAGGTCTGGGGGTGGGGTGGCGTTACCGCCGTCAGATCACTCGCCACGCATAATGGCGCGCAGTATATTGCCATTTCTGCTTAGCAAGCATATATAGTGGATTATACACGGCAAGCAGGGGTTAAAGATATGCGTGGAGCATCCAAAGGCGGCATCGAACGGGCGCGAAGCCTGAGCGCGGAAGAGCGAACCATGATCGCAAGAGAAGCTGCCTCAGCAAGGTGGTTAAAGGCTAAATCGGTTCCTGATGGCGAGCTTCCTAGAGCCACGCATCAAGGCAAGGTCTTGCTCGGCGATGTTGAGCTTGATTGCTACGTTTTGGCTGACGGCCGACGGGTAATCCATAAGCGTGGAATGGCAAAAGCACTTAACCTGAAGTCAGCGGGTGGAAATGCGTTTCTACGGTCGATGACTAGGAAAGGCATAGGATCCGAACTCGATCAGAAATTGATCGAAACCATTGAAAATCCATTATTTTTTAAGCCTCTGACACAGGATTCGGCACACGGCTATGACGCAGATGTTTTGGTTGAGGTTTGCAAAGCAGTGCTTAGGGCGAAGGATGCTGGAAAACTAACGAAGTCGCAGGGATTTCTGGCAGCGCAGGCGAGTGTGCTGCTTAGTGCCTTTGCAAAGGTCGGTGTAGCTGCCCTCATTGATGAGGCTACTGGCTTCCAAGACATTAGAAGCCCAGATGCATTGCGGATTCTCGTCCAACAGTACATCGCCGCCGAAATGCGTGAATGGGAAAAGCAGTTCCCTGACGAATACTACGATCGTTTAAACGATCTTTACGGAAGCAAGAAGCGCACGAAAACCAACTCTGGTGCAGTAATTCAAAATAGACCGCAGCACTTCGCGCAGTTCACACGATCGTACGTGTACCATCCGCTTGAAGATGGTGCAGTTCTAGACGAGCTTGACCGGCTAAATCCAAAGGTGGGGCAATCTGGAAGCAGGAAGCGCCGCTTCCATCAGCACCTGTCAGAAGGATATGGTATTGAGAAGCTTAAACGCCAAATTCAAGAGGTGATGACACTCGCATCTGTTTCTGACAATATTTCACAATTTAGGAAGCTTTTTAAAAAGCGCTTCCCGAAAATTGGAGATCAACTCGATCTTGACGTTTGAGGGTATAACCAAGGTCACGTCAGGGCCTCTAGGCTATACCGCCCACCCAACGCCACCCCATCAAACGCCCGCGAAGTGCTATCCGCATCGTCATCATGCTTGGCCGTAGGGAAGTTCTCGAGTGCACTGAACCAGCGATCATTCCAGGGCGCGCGCAAGACGTCGACGTTGCCTGCCTCTGCCTGCGCTGAGAAGGGACTGAAGCGGGTGATCTTGTCGCCGGTCTCGGTGCTCGACCGGACGTTGTAGCCCGACAGCTTGAGCTTGAAGTTCGCAACTTGGCTCTTGCCTGCCTGTCCCGGATCCTGCGGAATGCTGATCTTGCAGCCCTTGCCGTCCTGAGAGGCCGTGTTCTGGATCAGCCGCTCGACGCCCGCAGGTGAGAGGCAATCGTTGTGGCTGTCGACTACGATGTACCGCCCGCTCGGCATTCGCCCGATCTTGGTGCTTGATGTCGCATCGGGATCAGGGTTCTCGGCGGTGCGCTGTGTCGCGCCCAAGTCATACCCGCGACAGAACACGGTACCGGCCGGAACGGCGTCAACGACCTGGCACCATGCGCGCTGGAAATAGAGCCCCGCCGCAGGCCTGATCTTCCAGTTACCGCCAAGCAGGCGTTCGCGCTCGACCAGCGGCAGTGCAAGCAGCGACGCCATGTAGCCGGGGTCGGCTGCCATCAGCGCCTTGTTGTCGGTCAGCTTGGCTGGAATGAACGTCAGCGACTTGGCGGGGATCGGGACCTGCTCGCCCGCGTCGTTGATCATCGTGTAGCAGGCGAGGTCTTCAGGGCTGTCGGCCCATTTCAGATCTTCGCCGACACGCACGAACCAGCGGACGACGCCAGAGCGCTCCGGAATCGGCAGGCCGGTGTCTTGATCAATCCACCAAGCAATCAGATCAGCAACCCAGCTATCGGCATCGGGGTTGCAGGTCGCGCGGATATACGGCCGGACACCACACATCGAGCGGTTGCGGCTGACCATGTACCAGAACTGCACGGCGCTGAAGTGTGTGAGCTCGTCGAAGCATATCAGCGGGATCTGGCTACCCTGCCAGTTGAAGCGGGTCTTGTCGTGTTCGAGGTGGGCAAAGCTGACTGACGAGCCCGATGGGAACGACCACGACAGCGTGTGTTCCTTGGGCTCGCCGCCAACCTGCGGGTAAAGCACCGCGCTCTCATCCCAGAGACCGCCCTCGTTGCGGATCTGGACCGTGGAGCGCCGGAAGAACACGGCGCCGAAGCCCGGATTGCTGATGTGCCGCATTGGCTCCATCAGCAGACCCCACGTCTTCCCACCGCCGGCACCACCACCGTAGATCACGATGTCGGCAGGCGATGAAAGGAATGCGGTCTGTGGGCCGGGCTGAGGCTTGATCGTCTGGCCTTCGACGATCTGGGGGCCGCCGTTGTGGCCTAGGCCGGCAGTTGGGGTGGCTAGGGCAACGGTCATTTCCCTGCGTCAGCGTCCCGACCATTCTCCGGCAGCGCAAAGATCGCGACAGCAGGCGGCGGTGCAGGAAGGTCTTTCCCGTCCTTGCCGGTCAGTTCGCGCCGGTTGGTGTAGGCGTTGCCCATCTCCTCGGCTGCCTGCTTGTTCAGCGCCGCAGCCAGCGGGTAGTTGCCCTTGCGCTCAGCGGCCTGCGCCATGCGATGCAGGGCACGTAAGCGGGTCGACCGATGCGCGATCGGAACCTGTGTCGCCTCGCTGATGAAGCCCTTGCGTGATGCCTCGAAAATCTCCCGCCATTTGGTCGCGAGGTTGCGGCCTGCATGCTTCGTGGGATCGTGCGCCTCGACGACCTGGCGCGATACTTCGCGGCCAAACTCTTCCTTGACTGCAGCGGCCACCTGGCTGGGCGTATCAAATGCCGCCAGCGCGTTGATAATAAAGCGTTTCACCTCGTCGGGGAGGGAAGGTTTTCTAGCTGCCATAGTCAGGTGTCCGTCATGCTACCGCGCGCAGGCAGGTGCCACACGCTCCGGCGATTGATGCCATGCCGACCAGTGGCCCGCGCTTTGCCGCCTCGACCATATCCGTCACGCCAGCAGCTTGTGCTCCGTAGCGCTCGACCACTCCGACGAACTCCTCGACGTCATGGCCCCTGATCGCGAACACGGGCTGCCCCTCTTTATTGAATGCGGGCATGCCGTATCGATCGAGCTTCTGGGCGCAGTGGTAGAGCTCATGCTCGATGAGCGCGCAGAATGAGGCGTCGTCCATCGTTGCAGCCGCCGGTGCACTGAAGGTCAGCAGGAAGTCAGGAAGCTCACCGAACCACTCGACCACCTGTTGCGTAGCCCGAGCGCGCTGCCACTTTCCCATCGCCATAGGTGGCATCAGTTCGGCCTGGCCGATGACCGAGCGCATGTTCCGGCTGTTGTCGCAATTGGTCCAGAGCACGCCGAGGAACGCCTCTCTGAGGTGCGCATGATCAGCATTCGCGAGACGGCCGGTCTCCGCGATGAAGGTGTCGATGATCCAGCTCCTCAGGTCGTCGTCCGGCACGAACAGATCGTTGACGATGTCTTCGATCAGTTCTTCGGGTGGAAGCGGTCGGCTCATTTCCCCCTCCTGGTCAAAGTCTGGCCCATGACATACCGCCGTCTGCGCTCCCGATCGGCAGGGCAGTGATCGCGCTCGGTGTGGAGTGCCTTAGGTCCGTTGATGCGAACATGCTCGGCCCGTGCGGCCTTGAGCTCGTCGCCACCGCTCTCTGCCACCCAGCGCCGGATGCAGCGCCAGTTCGCGCGGTAGTGCTCCATGATCCCGTCCCAACCCATCGAGATGTAGATCTCGCGAAAGTCACGCGGGCAGGGGCGGCGGGGACGGATCAAGCCGGTGTCATGCATCCGGCCATCGGGGCGGCGTTTCTCGATGGTCATGAGCACTGGCTCCTCCTCGCTTCGATGTCCTTGATCAGGTCTGCGGCCAACTGGTTCGGCACGCGGCCTCGGAACTCGGGCCAGCGTGTGCGCATAGTGGCCACGGTCTCGGTTTCGGCTGCTGACCAGAACTCGGTGAGGGCTTCGAGGTCGGTGACTTCGTGTTCGACGGGGCCGGTGTAGTAGGCGTCGGGGTCGAGCCAGAGCGCTTCGTCGATCATCCGACTACCCCTCCGAGGCTGACTACGTGTCTACGGCTCGCGCGTGTATCCTTCCCCAGCCCTCTTTTTTCTCTCTTTTCTTTTTTCTTAGATTTAAGAGTAGTAATAGTAGTCAGGGCCAGAGAACGGCGCATTTCTTCGGGTTTACGGGTGACTACAGGGTGACTACAAATGGGGGGATGACTACTGTAGTCAGACCTACCGCCGTTCATCATCCCGGCGGTTTTTGTGAACGGCATGACTACAGGGGGCACGTATAGGCGCACTGCTGTAGTCAGCCTGTAGTCAGGGGTGTAGTCAGGCCTATGCATTTGCAGGCCTGACATAAATGCGGACGGATCGGCGCTCGCCGCTTTCGTCTCGTTCCTTTCGGGGTCTACTCTCATAGCCAAGCCTGCGCAAGCAGGATGCGACGCGATCCTTGGCGCGGTCATCCATGCGTTCGCTGGGCACTCCGATGGCCTGCAGAGCTGCCGCGAGGGACGTAGTGTAGACGCCGTTGTCGATCAGTTTCGCCTCAAGCACCTCATCCCAGATGTCGTACTTTTCGCGCGACGCGACCTGGCGCGCCGCCAGCTTTTCCTGTTCGGCATCCAGCCACCAAGGTTCATCGGCGAGAAACGCACGGTAGGCTTCTGCCCAGATCTGGTCGCGCCGCGACATGATCAATTCGATGTCGACCTTCGTCACCTCAACAGGCCAGTAACGGCGATTGCCTGTCGCGTCGGTCAGGTATCCGCCTTCACCAGGGTTGATGGTCCCGAAGAATATACACTGTCTGGGGTGGTCGCTGGCCATCTTGGCGTATGGCAAGACGACACGGTCGGAGCGCATCGAGAGCATGCCCTTGACCGTGTTCTGATCTTTCTTTGCGATCGCAATGAACTCGGCCAGCTCAACAACCCATGCGCCCATCATGGCCATGACCATCTTGTTGTGCTGGTCGAAGAGGTTGACCGATTCGGCAGCCCAATCCTCGCCAAACAGAGCCGCAATTGCTGTTGACTTCTTGAGGCCCTGATCGCCCTCAAGGACCAGAACGGTGTCTACCTTGCACCCCGGCTTGAATGCTCGCGCGACTGCCGCGATCAACGTCTTGCGGCCGACGGTGCGGACAAACTCGGCATCCGGCGCGCCGAGACAATTCTGCAGCCAGTGGTCGAGGCGCTTGGTCCCGTCCCATTTCAAGCTGCGCAGATAGTCGCGCACAGGGTGGTATGCGTTTTCGCGGGCGTGGCGCATGACCGCCGGCAGAAGATCGCTGACGTTCGGCTCGTACTGATGTGCTTCCAGTATCAGGCGGATATCGACCATGTCATGATCGGTCAGCGGTGATCCATTCCACTCGGCGTGTTGTGCCAACTCATTCCAACGGATCGTGTTGCCTAGCTCGCGGACGTTTTTGAGGAAGATCATCAGGTTGGTGATGTTCTTCTTGTAGCCCTGCTTCGATGACTGCAGCCGCCCTTTCCATGCCTGCAGCTCAAACGTTTCTGCAGCCATCATGCCGCGCTCCTGTTTTCGTTGAAGCAGCGCGGCAGACGAGCTGACTTGAGGATTGCTTTGTTCACACGCCTCGGATCGACACCGACGCAGCGGATCGCCTCAGGCAGCGCGGACGGCGCCCAAATGATGCTTTCCGGCGTGCCGATCATCAGCGCGCCAGGCACAACGTCAGCCTCCATCGGCTTAGCGGTCCATGCCGTGCGTAGCGTCTCCTGAAAGCGGACTGCGAAGGCGGCGCGGTTGCGTGCCCATTCGAGGAAAAAGGCGCGAGGGTCGGCAAACAGCGTTGCGGAATCGTCGCGCATGTCGCCGACCAGCTGCGGGTGAGGGTCATCGAGAACCTGCGCCGTGTTGGTCACGGGATCCCACTCGATAACCGTCTCGATGCCGAGCCAGTCGCGGTCGATTTCGGTCCCGATGGTGCGCGGGCAGGGGTAGGCGGCGAAGATTCGATGGCCCTTCTCAGTCTTGGCGTAGCGGAAGGGCATCAGGGCGAAGAAGGCGGCGTATTCGCTGCGGTCTATGTTGAGCGCTCGAGCGATTGCTGGATGGTTGAACGGCTGTTCCCACCAGAACTTTGCCGGCGTCTCTTTCCCGATCGCGTAGAGGTAGGCCCAGAGCGCGTTCGCCTCGGCAAGGGCGTCATGCATCGAGCAGCCCCTCCATCTTGAGCCGGTCGGCAACGTCGTCGACACTGTGCGCGGCGAAAGCGACCCCACCAGCACGGTTCACGGCATTTGCGAACTTGATCTGATCAGGCTTCAACCGGTCCTTGCCCGTCTTGGCGTCGATCCAGACCGCACGGCCACGGATCGTCGCCGAGATGTCGAGCGCACCCTTGGTGCCGAACTTGGCCGGGCGGCCATCGCGGGTGTAGAGCAGGCCGGGGGTGTCGACGGGTACCGAGAAGCCGCCGATCTGGCTGATGTAGAGGCGGATTTCGTGGACGAGGTCGGTGTGGCGTTGGGTCACTGGATCACCGTCACCTTCTCCGCGGCGCGGGTAACTGCGGTGTAAAGCCAGTTCGAACGAGCCTCGCGGAATGCGCCGCTTTCGTCGAAGATGATCACGTCATCCCACTGGCTACCTTGGCTCTTGTGGCACGTGATCGCCCATCCGAACGTGAACTCGTCGTATTTGCGGCGCTCGCGCCACTCGATCTTGTGCTCGGCGCCCACGAAAAACTCTTCGGCGACTTCGAGTGTAAGCGGATCGCGGTCCTCATCCAGCGAGCTCGCCTCAATCGACAGGCAGCCGAACTTGTCGCCGACGGAATCGGCCATCCACATTCCGCCGTTGAAGATCTGCTTGTCGCGCTTGTTCTTGAGGCAGATGAGACGGTCGCCTGCTGTCGGGTGCCATTCCTCAGCCTTGCCGTGCAGGCCCTTGAGCGCGCGCATGCGGCGATTGTAGGCAATGCGCGTGCGGTTGAGCCCGCAGAGCAACTGGTCAGCGCCGAGTACGAGTTCACGAAGCCGGTCATGGCCGATGTCAGTCCGGCTCGTGACGAGGCTGTCCCCATAGGTTCCGCACTGCAGGCGATTACCCTCACGGATCTCCATGCTCATCCGAATGATGGGGTTGTCCTGCGCTTGCCGGTGCACCTCAGTCAGCATCACGTCCGGCGCGCAGTTGATGAAGAAACCTTCGTCCTTCACCGGCGGCAACTGAGCGGGGTCGCCAAGCACAAGGATGCGCTTGCCGAAGGTTAGCAGGTCTTTTGCCAACTCCTCGCCGACCATGGACACCTCGTCCACGATGAGGAGCTTGGCGTCGGAAAGATCGCTTTCCGGATTGAGGCTGAACGTCGCCTCACCGGTGCGCTCGTTTACGTCGACCTTGTAGATAAGGCTGTGAATTGTTGACGCGCCCTCGCAGCCCTTCTTGCGCAGAACCAGCGCCGCCTTGCCGGTGAAAGTAGCATACAGAACCGTGCCCTTGACCGTCGCCGCGAGTTCCTTGGCAAGCGTGGTCTTGCCGGTGCCTGCGTAGCCGAACAGGCGGAATACCTGCTTGCCGCGAGGGTCTTTGAGCCAAGCCTTCACGTCGGCAATGGCGCGCTCTTGTTGAGGTGACCAGCTCATGCCGCCCGCCTCCCTTGCTGGGAGCGAACCCGCATCATCTGATGCGCCCACCCCGGCTTGTATCCGCGCTCGGCTGCGATTTTGAGGAAATCATCGAGGGTCTTCGCCTTACCGACTTCACGGCGGGCCTCGCGCTTGTCCTGGTCGCGCTTAACCTCAGCCAGCGTCCCCTCGACGACCTCGATCTCGCGCGCCTTGATCTCCGGCGCATGTCCGCACTGGGGGCACTTCGGAGCGGGCCGGTAGACGAAGAAGCATTCCTCGCATTGGCGGATCGGCACCTCTGACGGTGCCGCGCGCTTCTTCTTCTCGCGGTCCTCAAGGCTCCACTCGCGGACATCATCGGGCAGGCCGTGAAGGAGCGAGTTGCCAGCGTGGTCGAGGATGATGGCCTCGGTCTTGCCCTCGCAGGGACGAAGCGCGCGGCCGACCTGTTGAAGATGAAGGCTCAGTGACTTCGTCGGGCGGAGAAGGATCGCGGCCTCAATTGCCGGAACGTCGAAACCTTCACCGAAAAGATCAGCGTTCGAAAGGATCAGCGTTTCACCGCGGCGGAAGCGATCGACAGCAGCGTCGCGCTCGTCTGCCGTCATGGATCCGTCGACATGCTCGGCAGCAATACCGGCGGCGCGGAACTGGCTGACGACGTTGCGGCTGTTGTCGACACCGGCAGCGAACACAACCGCGCGCTTGCCAGGGCAAAGCTTCTGGTAGTGGCCGATCGCGTCACCGACGATCTGTGGCTTGTCCATGGCCTTGGCTAGTGAGCCGCGCTGGTAGTCTCCGGCTGTCGTCGCAACGCCAGACAGATCAGGGATTGCAGGAGCGAAAAGACGGTAGCGGCACAGGCTGCCGTTCTCGATCAGGTCGCCCGGCGTCGGCCCCTCGATCATCTTCTGAAACCAGCGGCCCAGACCCTGACCATCAAGCCGCCACGGTGTAGCGGTAAGCCCGAGTACCTTGGCACGGGGGAAGCGGTGAAAGATGTCGTCCCAAGATGCCGCGCCGATGTGGTGGCATTCGTCGAAAACTATCAGCGCCGGTTCGGGCAGTTGGTCGAGGCGCTTGGCAACGGTCTGGATCGAGCCGACCTGCACCAATGCGTTCGGATTCGAGACGTAGCCGGATTGCACAGTGCCGTGGGGAATGCCGAGTGCGTGGAAGGTCTGGCTGGCCTGCGCGACGAGTTCGCGGCGATGGCAGAGCCACCACACGACGTTCTGCTTCTGCGCGGCACCGTGCACGATGGTCGATGCCGTCACCGTCTTGCCGCCGCCGGTGGGCAGGTTGAACAGAACCGAGCGGTTGCCTTGGCGATAGGCTTCGCGGCCGCCGTCGATCAGGGCTTGCTGATAGGGGCGGAGCTGGATCATGCGGCCACCTGCAGGCAGTCCGTGATCCTGCTCCTGACCAGTTCGCCATTTGAGCGCACCTGAAGCTCGATGCTTTCGACGAGCTTGCGATAAGTATCCGACGTTTCCAGCAAACTCGCCGCGACATCACAGCCATAGATAACGGTGGAATGGTCCCTGCCACCAAACACGCGCCCGATTTGCGGGTACGAGTAGTACGGCATGCAAATGTGGTAGACGGCGGCGCGGACGCGGCAGTGATACTTGCCGCGACGACCGTGGAGCAGGGTGTCGAGTGGTATCTTGGTGATGCTTGACGCTGCCCGCGCGACATCGCGAATGAGAAACGGCTTCAAGTCGCGCGTGGTGGGCGCTTTCGGCTTACCGCTCCTTTGAACGATGCGGTTGCGCTGACGGTCTGCGGTTTGCTCGCGGGTAAGCACCAGTCCGAGCTGGACGCGTCGAGTTCTAATCTGACGAGGCTGGTAACCATACTTCGCTGCAATTTCAGCGTCAGTCATGCCGTCGCGGAATTGCTCGCAGATTAGGTCGTTCAGGCCGTAGGGGATCGTTTTGATGGTCACGCCGCACCCCCAGCACTCGACAGGGGCAGCACCGTCGCAATGATCTGGTCCGCAGCTTCACGGCAAAGCGGAGCCTCGATGTGGTCTATGCGACCGTCAGCCGCCGCAGTCGCGATGACAGAGAATGCCGCCAGGCCATCGGCGACGACCTTGGTAGGGCTGATCGCGTCGGCCTCATCGAGAGGGCGTGCGACGTAACCAATTACCGCCAATATCGAGTTGAGCGCAGTCGGTCCGACCACCAGTGCCAGCGACAATGCGTTTGACAGCGACGGCTCTTTGCCTTCGACGCGATAGGACTTGATCGTGCGCGCTGGGACACCGGAAGCGGCTGCAAGGCTCTCATCGGTCCAGATGGCTTGAGCGCCACGGAGAATGCCCTGAACGATCTGGCGGACACGATCCTGCCCGACGATGCCGGTAGAAGACGCTGACGTTTGGTCAGGCATGGTTATTTCTCACCATTATGGAAAAAGTTGATCCGAACCGGAGCGGCGCCACGGCAATTCGCGACGCTTGGTGTGGCAGCACCACGCGCCTTGCGGTGGGCCGCTCCGGTGATCTCGTTGCCATCCATGAGCGCGCTCCAATGCGAACCGGCTGCCCCGCACGCGCTTGCAAACCTTCGGGCTGGATGGCCTTCGTTCCCGTCGAGACCGTCGGGAATGTGAAAGGGCGGGACCGGTGTGTTGTTGAACTGGAAGAAACAGGCGGCTGCGGACGTGGGTGGGAGGGGAGACCCCGCAGCCGCCCGAGTGGCCCGAGGGCCGTGAATGCGCGCGATCGAAGCCGCGCACTTGTTGAGGATTGCCCGCGCACGATCGCGGTTGAGGGAGTGGCGGCCGTCGTTCATTCGGCGGCGTCCAGACCGCGCCAGTTGGTGCCTTGGTCTTCGTGGTGGGCGCGTTCAAACACCGACCAGATGGACCGACCAGAGATGACGCAGCCGACGATGCTGCCGATGACCATTCCGGCAGCGAACCAGATCGCCAAGCCAGCAAGCGGGTGTGTGATCAGAAACGACAGCATTGTTCCCCTCCCGTCAGAGAGTTGTCAGGCGGCTTGTTTGGGAGACGACGCGAGCAAGGCCTGCGCGGCCAGCACGGTTCTTTTGTCGATCGGGAGATCGCCACGTTCGAAACGCGAGATGGTGGACTGGTGCAGACCAAGGCGGTCCGCGAACTCAGTTTGCGTCAAGCCGAGCTGACGGCGGATGTCTCGAATGTCTTCCATGGCAAAGCATGATATTCCTACGGGCATAATTACGCAAGTGGGAATATTCCCTGAGGAATTAGTTTATTCCTGCAAGTCTGTTTATGCGTCACGCATGAGCCAAACGACTCTCTCGCGGAATATCGCAGCGCTCCGTAGGCATCTCGGAATGACGCAGGCGGCTTTTGCTAAGCGCGTAGGCTCCGCTCAAGCGAACGTATCAAAATGGGAAAACGAAGGCCGACAGCCTGAAGCAAAGCCCATGGGCGAAATGGCTGTTCTTGCGGGCGTGACCGTCGCAGAGTTTAGCGACGTTTTGTGGCAACCGAGTGGATTTGCAGAGCCCAAGCAACCGCCATCACTTGAGGATGTCGCTGCAGAGCACGGTTGGGTGTTAATTGATGAGATAGATTTAGCGTTCGGCATGGGAGCGACATTCCTCGACTCCGACCGCGCGCCTGAGCGACTAGGGCTTGTTCCTTTCGCCGCCGACTGGATCCGCGACATGTACCGCGGCTCGATCACTCATCTGAAAGTCGTGCGCGGTCGTGGCGACAGCATGGAGCCAACGATCCGCGACGGTGACTTCGTGCTGATTGATACGTCGCGACGCCGTCTTGACGAGCAGGACGTGGTCTGGGCCGTCAGCTATGGCGAGCTGGGCATGATCCGCAGGCTTCGGCAAATGCCTGGCGGTGGTGTGCAGCTTATGCCAGACAACTCCGTTGTGCGCCCGACCGAGGCCTATGATGGTGAAATGCACATCATGGGCCGTGTGATCTGGATCGGGAGGCGCATGTGATCTTGGCCATGCTTCTTGCGGCTGATGTTCCCGTCGACAAAAAGGCTCCCTATCGCATTGCTGCAGAGCGGATAGAGCTCACCGCAGAACCTACAACGGTCTCGGCGTGTGTGGCTCGCGCCTTGGGGCGCAGTGGCAACGTGATCACCTACCCATTGGTTGACGGCTTCGGCGTCGACTGGGGTATGAGGCAAATACTGAACCTGACCGGAAACGAGATATCGACCGTAGGGTTGACCTTCCGAACGGACGAGAAGGGCCGCTTCGCCACAGTACTCTATCGGCACCCGTTCTCGGCCAAGGCCGCGCTCAAGGTTGCCCGAAGTGCTGGCAAGACTTGTTTTGCGGACGATTGGGCGAAGTGGGAGACGAAATCTAAATGACCGAAAACCCTTACAGCACCCGCCCCATCCACTCCATCGACGTTGATCTTCGTGCCCAGCGTGGCCTTGGCGACGCACCGATTGTCGCCAAGGTGAAGGTCGGGCTAGCTGACAGTGCAGGCAATGCGAATGGTCCGAGCGCCACTATCGAGGTCAGCTTTGCGGGCGACCATACACTGCCCTTCGAAGCTCTTGAGCAACAAGCTCTAGATCGCGCACTTGCTGTTCTAGATCGGATACGCGCTGAGCCAGCGGAGAGTCTGAGCAATCGGGTAGGACGCTGGGGTCCTGACGAAGAGGGATAATCGCACCCCCTTCTGATACGAACAGTTCTGGCTTTGTCATAACGGCCTCGCTCCTTTGAGTGGGGCCTTTTTCGTGGCCCGCCCCAAATGATACCCTAGGAATAAAAATATTCCCACAAGCATTTTTCCGCTAGACAATATTCCTACAAGCATATATTCCTAGCTCCAACGCAGCAAACCGCTGCAACGGAGCCCCATCATGCTTCACCAGACACCAGATCAATTGCACAGGTCGCGCCACCTCGACCTCGTTGCATCGAATGAAGCCCACTGCGAGCGTAACGCCCGCATCCGTGCCCGCGCCGAGGAGCTGGTCAACAAGACCATGCCGCGCCGCGCCGGACCCATGCACGGCTTCTACAGCTTTCGCGAAGGCATCGAGCGCGCAGCCTACAAGGGCCGCCGTGACACGCTGATCAAGCAGACCATCGCCGAACTGCATGCGCAGAGCTTCGGTTACGAGACTTGGGACGCGGACTACGCTGCTGCTGTTGAGCGGCTGACGGCGAGGGCCGCGTGATGTCCACCTTCGAAATCAACTTCACCCCGTCGCGCGGCAAGGGCCCGATGATGAGCTATCAGTTCAAGGCCGCGACCTTGGCTGATGCTACCCGCGAGGCCCGCCGCCACGTCGCTGTCGAAGCGCCTGGCTACAAGCTGCACTCGCAGCGTGAGGTGGCATGATGGCTCAGTACAGCCCGCGCCGCGATCTGATCGCATGCCTCGCAGTGCTGGCGCCGGTCATGGCGGTCTTCACTGCGATCTGGGTCGCATTGCCGTGATGTTCCGCCTCATCAACCGCCGCCCCGCCGCGGCCACCACCACCATCCTGCCGATGTCAAAGGAAGACGCCCGCTTCTGGGCCCTCCTGCGCGCTCGGCGGAACAGCAAACCCACCAACGGAAAGGACGCCGCGTGAACGCCGTCACCAAGATCGAAGCCGCGCCTACGCACATCGCCACGGTTGTCGAGCAGACGCCCGTCGTGGTGCTCACCGACAAG